CGATTGGCGTCGATACCACGGACCTAACCGAGGGCACGGCGGACGCAGCGCAGGAAGCTAACCGGAATCTAGCTGATATCGGTAAGACTGCTGCGGGTGCTGCCGCTGGTGCTGCGGTAGGTGCGCTATTCGCTGAGGGTTTCAGCGAGGCATTGGAGCTGAACGAGGCTCGGGCGAAACTCCAGTCTGAGTACGGCCTTTCTGAGGATGAGGCAGCGCGCGCCGGTGAATCTGCCGGGCGCGTGTACGCAGGTGGTTTCGGCGAGTCGGTGTCCGAAGTCGGTGACGCTGTCGGTGTCGTTCAGCAAGCGCTCGGCGGCATGGGCAAGATGTCGAATGAGACGCTAGACCAAATGACAGCCGATGCAATGATGCTGTCTAGCACGTTTGAAATCGACGTGGCGGACAGCGCACAGGCCGCCGGAACGATGATCAAAAACGGCATGGCTAAGGATGGCACTGAGGCTTTCGACATCCTGACTAAGGCAGCGCAGACGCTACCTAAGAGCATGCGTGACGACATCGTGCCGACTATCAATGAGTATTCGGAGCAGTTCCAGCGGCTCGGCATTGACGGTAAGACGGCGTTCGGAATGCTTTCCCAGTTCGTCAAGGCGGGTGGTCGTGACTTCGATCAGGCTGCCGACGTCATTCACGAATTCGGCCGTATCACTACGGAGAATACGGCGCAGGCCGCTACCGCATTCAAGTCGTTGGGTCTCGATTCTGACGACATGTTCAAGCGCCTAAAGGCCGGTGGTGACTCCGCTAAGTCCGCCATGGGCGACGCAATCACCGCGATTGGCAATGTGCAGGATCCGGCCAAGCGGGCGCAGTTGGCAGTGCAGTTGTTCGGCGACATGGCCGGTGAATCCTCGGATGCGCTGTTGGCTATGAACCCTGCAACGGCTGCTGCGGCGAGCGGCATGGATAAGGCAGGCGGAGCGGCTAAGGCAGCGTCCGACAAGATGGCGGCTAGCCAGTCCCTCACGGTGATCTGGCGCTCTATGGCAACCACGATTGCGGAGACCCTACAGCCTGCGCTGGCGATGGTTGCTGGGTTTGTGCAGGATCACCCGGAGGCCGTAAAGATCCTGGCTGCCGCACTGCTCGGAATGGGTGTTGCGTTCAGTCTCGCGGCTATCGCTGTGTGGGCAATGAACTCTGCGATGCTGGCCAACCCGATTTTTTGGATCATCGGCCTAGTCGTGCTGATCATTGCGATCATCATTGCTCTCGCGGCGAATTGGGAGGCTGTCAAGCTGCGTCTACTCGCGGTTTGGGAGGACATTAAGGCCGCATTTTCGGCTGGCTGGAATTACCTAAAGGCCAACGTGTTCGGGCCGATCGCCCAGTATTTCACGCAGACGCTTCCGGGATATCTCCAGACTGGAATCGGCTTCCTTAAGGGGAAGTGGAATGACCTCATTGGTTGGTTCCAGGGAATTCCGGGCCGTATCAGTAGGGCGCTGCACGGTATGTGGGACGGGCTCAAGACGTCCTTTAAGTCGGCTGTAAACGGCATCATCGGCGCGTGGAATAACCTCTCGTTCACCATCGGTGGCGGGTCGATTATGGGCGTCGATATCCCGAGCATCACGCTAGGGACGCCGAACATTCCCTATCTCGCCTCGGGTGGTGTCACCACTGGGCCGACGATGGCAATGATCGGTGAAGGCCGAGAGAACGAGGCTGTTCTCCCGCTGTCCAAGCTGGACGGAATGCTGCGTACTGCCTCCGTGCAGGGTGCGGGCGGGGCCCCTCAGCGCCTGGTGCTCGATGTCACCGGCTCGGATGAGGACATGAAGCGGCTGATCCGCCGCATCGTAAAGACGCAGGGACGTGGAAGCGTTCAAACTGCATTCGGTTAAACAACAGAAGGGTGGGGCCCGTGGCCTTTCCGCTGGATATTCGTACGGAGCTACGGCTTAACGGCGCGTGGTCTGACATCAGCGGTGACGTGTACTTGCGTGACGCGAAGCAGATATCGCGCGGACGTCGAGACCAGGGGTCGGCCACGGATCCCGCCCATCTGTCGCTGACGCTCAACAACAAGTCGGGCAAGTATTCGCCCCGCAATGCCATGTCGCCGCTGTATGGGCAGATCGGCCGTAACACTCCGATCCGGGTTTCGGTCCCGAGCACGGAGACATACCTCAATCTTGAGGGGGTTGCCGGTGATGAATTCAGTACGCCGGACACTGCGGCGCTGGACATCACGGGGGACATTGATATTCGGGCCGAGATCGCCGCCAACTGGTACGGCCCGGTGAATCAGACGATCATTTCCAAGTGGGATCGCGCGGGAGATCAGCGTTCGTGGCAGCTTCGCATTAGCTCGGGCCTGATCATCTTCAGTCAGACCATTGACGGCACGCTGAATACGCATTGGTATTTTCAGCGCTACCTACCGGTCCTTAAGGATCGCGCGGCGGTGCGTCTGACGATGCGGCTCGACGCCACGGCCGGACGGCGCTATTTCCAGTTCTACACGGCTGACTCGATCGCCGGTCCGTGGGTCCCGCTAGGCGCTGAGTATTGGATGACGGGGGCGCTGTCGACCTACGCGAGCACTGCCCCGCTGAGGATCGGCGGCACTGACCTAGCGTCCACCCCCGTGCGTGTGCCCATGGTGGGGCGTGGCTACCGCTATGAGGTCCGTTCAGGCATCAATGGGACCGTGGTGGCCTCCCCGGACTTCACGGGCCTTACAGCGGGTTCTACGGCTTTCACGGACAGCGCCGGTGTGGCGTGGTCGCGGGTCGGTGGCGCTGAGGTTCGGGACCGGGAAGACAGGTTCGTTGGCGAAGTGTCGACGTGGCCAGCCCAGTGGACGCCGGATGAGGCAGACATTTTCGTCCCGCTTGAGGCGTCGGGCATTCTGCGGCGATTGGGCCAGGGGCTCAAGGCGCTGGATTCGACGCTGCGTCGCCGGATCCCTACGGGTAACCCGGTGGCCTACTGGCCGATGGAAGATGCGGGCAGTGCGACGCGGGCCTACTCGCCTATTTCCGGCGTGGACTCTGCGGCAATGGCTAACGTCGATTGGGCGTCAGCGTCAGACCTGGTGTCGTCGAATCCGCTACCGAAGATTAAGGCCGGTGGAACGCTGTCGGCCCCGATTCCGGCGTCAATGCCGAGCGGGGAATGGCAAGTTGAATTCGTCTATAACGCTGACGATAAGGCTCCGCCGGTCGTCGACCCGGGCCCTGAGTTCATTTCGTTCTCGTCGCCGAACGGCACGGTGCGTCGCTGGGCATTCATCCTCATGGATGACCTTGCCATCGTTCGCGGCTATGACGGCGGAACGAACAAGGTCGTTGACCAGGGTGTTGCCATCGGCGCTGACGTGTACCACGGGTGGGTGCGCATGCGTTTCTGGGTCAAGGAAGACGCTGGCACTGTCACGTGGCGTCTGGACTGGCAAGACGTCGGCGGTAACGCTGGCGGCGTCGGGAGTACCTACTCCGGCACGGCCGGTCGCCTCAGCGCGGTAACGGCCAACTGGCAGGCAGTACACGAGGGTTGGGGTATCGGGCATCTAGCCGTTCTCCCTGTGTCCGCGTCCACGCTGTATGACGGCTCGGATGATGCGTTCACCGGCGAGACTGCATGGGGCCGTGTGCTGCGACTCGCCCAGGAAGAGCAGGTTCCCGTAGCGCGCATACCCGGGCGCCTTCCCCCCGCACGCGTAGGCCCGCAGAATCCTGACAAGCTAGTTGAGTTGCTACAGGCTGCGAGCGACGCTGACGGCGGAATGTTCCTGGAATCGCGCGATCGCACGGGCCTGGTGTTCCGTGACCGGTCGTCGATGTACACGCAGGATCCCGTCCTGACGCTGTCCTACAACGAGGCTGGCCTAGCTCCCGACTTGGAGCCGGTCGACGATGACAGCGCGGTTCGGAATGACATCACCGTGTCTCGTGACGGGGGTAGCTCCGGGCGCGCATTCCTGCCTGCGGGCACGCTGTCTGTTCAGGCTCCGCCCCTGGGTATCGGCCTGTACGACGAGGGGGTGACGCTGTCCCTCAGCGATGACACGCAGCCTGAGCCTATGGCCAACTGGCTGCTGCACCTGGGGACTTACGACGGGGCGCGCTATCCGTCCGTGACGCTGATGCTTCACAAGCCGGGCGCGGAGTCCCTCATCCCGGGCGTGCTGCGTCTGCGCGAAGGGGACTTGATTCGGCTTACGGATCTACCGCCGTGGCTTTCGGCCGAGCCGGTAGACCTGATCGTTGAGGGCTATTCGGAAGTGCTCGCCCCGTACGAGTGGACCGTGACGCTGAACTGTTCGCCGGGCGGCCCCTGGAACGTGGCGCAGGCTGACAACCCGACGCACACCATTAAGGCCGACACGGACGGAACGATCGTTGCGCAGGCCGCTGGTGTCACCGACACGACCCTGATAGCTCAGACGACTGTCGGCCCCAAGTGGACGGAAGCACCGCAGGAAACGCCGTTTGACATTGATGTCGCGGGGGAGCGCATGCGGGTGGACGCTGTGGGTGGCCTGGTCACCACGGCTAACCCGTACTTCGAAACGGATATCAGCGGGTGGAGCGTCGAGAATTCCACGATTGCTCGGTCAACTGCCGTTGTCCATCCTCGGGCGGTTGCCTCGCTGGCTATCACGCCGAATGGCACGTCTGCCGTAGTGGGTGCCGTCGGGACGATCAGCGCCGTGGGCACTGTCATCCCGGGTAAGTCCGTGCGCGTTGGGATGTGGGTCTATTCGGCGGTGGCGCTGCCGGACGTACAGCCGACAATCCATTTCTACAACACGGCCGGAACGTTCATCTCTACCGGTGGTCTGGGCACTGGCTACCCGGTACCGGCCGGACAGTGGACGTACCTTGAGTCGGTCCTAGCATCGCCCGCGCTTGCCACCCGTGGCCGTGTGCGTCCCCGTATCGGCTCGACCCCGCCCGCTCAGCCTGTGTACGTGTGGGCGCCTAAGGCCGTGACCACTGACGGTTTGGCGGTGAGTGACTCGCTCACGCGCACGGTCGCTAGTGGATGGGGCACGGCGGACACGGGGCAGACGTGGAGCAACACGGGTGGCGTCGCTGCTGACTACGCCGTTAACGGCTCGGTCGGACAGCACATCATGAATAGCGCGAACGTCCTGCGGTACACGTACGTCCCTTCGCCGGGCGCTGACGTGGATGTGCAGGCGGATTGGGCGCTCGATAAGACGGCCGTTACTACGCCCAACTACGCGTTTGTCATGGCGCGTTACACGGACACCACGCACATGTACATGGTGCGGGCGCAGGTGTCCCACGTCGGGCAGACGATCACGCTCACCCTGCGGAAGCGCAACGGTGCCGAGACGCAGCTAGGGGCCACGGCCACGCTGTCCAACTATGTGGTGGGCACGTACTACACCCTGCGTCTGTCGGTCATCGGCTCGACGATCAGCGCTAAGTGCTGGC